AATGGTATTGGCTCCAATACCATTTATCCCCAGAGCTTCCGCATATCCATAAACAACAACCTCGGTAGGGTCAGAGGATGGGACGACGAGATAGGGAGGGCCTGCACAGTAGGGCTCGCCGAAGGACGCCTCGAGATGGAGATGGAGATGGAGGTCTGGAGAGAGGATTTAAACGAGATAGCCATGGCAGGCGCGGCGCTGTCGGGCGCCAATATGGCCCAGGCGATAACCCTCACCCTCGGCATCGCGAACCCGAAGGAGCTCCACATGCAAGCGGTCCCCATGATTGACGGACAGTTCTCCCCCATCATCCAGGACAAGCAGATGGAGACCCTGCGCCTCCGCATCGAGAGTTTGTATTTAGCCACCCCCGAAAGCTCGTGATAACATGACCCTCTGGACCGAACACAGGGACAGGGTCCAGGCGGGCGGGCGGACGATAAGGCGCCTGCCCTATTGGGCCTTCAAGGAGATAACCGCCTCCTTCCCCGCCGAGGACATGGCGAGGATCGGGAGGCTCAACGCCAAGAGGGAGAGCGGGGCACCGCTGACCTCCGAGGAGCAGGAGAAGCTAATGGAGCTCGCGGGACAATGGCCCGTGGACGCATTGAGAGGGGCCTGCTTCATCCCGCCCGTATCAGGCAAGGAGGCCCGCGCGATCCTCGCACAGATGCCGAGGGCCGAGAGCGAGGAGCTGGAGAAGGCCCTCGACGTATTCATAACCCCGACGACCCCCACCGAGGCCGACACCAAGGACCCGCTCGCCATCATCCTGGTGGCGACGGGGGGCCTGGGAATCGACACCGCGGACCTCACCGCAGGCCAGGGCATAGCTATAACCCTAATTGCAGGGGGCAGTAAATGAGCACCTACATCCCCGTCAAGAGCGGACCATGGAGCGAGGACGCGACCTGGGGTCCCGTCCAGGGACACCCCCCGGGAGAGACCGACACCGCTCTAATCAACCTGGGCCACACGATAACGATAGACGCCGACATAAAGGTCAAGCAGATAACCCTCGCCGACGGGGGCCTCCTGGTGGCGGACAACACGACCCCCACCATTGAGGTCACAGACGGCTTCGTATTGACAAGGCGCCTCCGCCCCATGCCCTTCAGATTGGACGGCGCCACCATCAAGGCGCCCGCCTGCCTGGGGGCCAAGGCATCCGAGGTCGCCGACGGTTTCCCCATGACCTACATGATAACAGCGACCGACGGCTCCGGGATCATCATAGACGACACGGGAGTATTCAACGCCAGCGCCACCCTCCAGGACATCAAGCCCGAAGGATGCTCCAGAGCATACGCGCGGAAGATCGGCAACGCGGTCCGCTATCTGACAATGACCGTGCGCATCCAGAGAGGACACACCGACGAGCAGAAGCACCTCCGCGACATTTATCTCTGGGCAGAAATGCCCTTCCAGATTATCGGGATAAACGGCTCCTGCGCCATCAAGGGATACGTAGAGTCGGTCGTATATGATAAGGCCAGCATAGGAACCGCATACCATGTTCTCCAGATAACGATAGCGGAGGGACAGCAGTGAGCGACCTAAACAGCCTCGCGGGCAACATCCAGAGCATAAGCAACAGCCTCCGTGCCCTGGGCATAGACCTCGGGGCGATCCAGAAGACCGCGGCCGCCTTCCAGATTATCGGAGGGACGAGCCAGGTGCTGAAGGGAATCATAAACGCCAAGCGGGCATATAACACCGCGAAGGCCGCCTGGGGCACAGCGAACCTGATAAAGTACGGACCGGGAGCCCTCGCAGTAGGAGCGGCCGCCGTAGCCGGAGGCGTATGGATAGGTCAGGAGATCGAGAGGCACGCCACAGTAACGGACGGGGGCGAAGGCCTCCGCCTAATATCGGGAGGCGGAGCGTATGGCAGAGCATGAGGTCGTCTATACATTCAGAGCGGTGGACGAAATCTCCCGCCCAATGGCGCAGGCGAAGCGCAACATAGAGGAGACCGAGAGAGCCTCCGAGAAATACAACCGCACAGCGGAGGAGGTCGCCACCCAATCGGCCAAGGCCTCCGCAGGCGTCCAGCAATTAAACCAGGACCAGACCAAGGCCATTTTAAAGAGCGTAGAGACCCTGACCGCCATGCAGTCCCTGCAGTCGGGATTATCCGCCATTACCAACGGCGTCACCACCCTCGGGCTGGTAAATGAGGAGACCGCCGAAAAGATGAAGAAGCTCACCGCAGGAATCCAGCTGATGATAGGAACGGCCCAGGCGATTAAGGGAGTAGTCACCCTATTTCAGACATTAAACGGCGTATTGAAAACCACCGCGATAGTCTCCACCTTCGCCAGCATCGCCGAGAACCCCGCGAAGGGCGCCCTCATCGTAGGAGGGGCAGGGCTGGCCGCCGGAGCCGTCGCGGGATATATGTATAGCGCCACCACCAACAACAACCACAACACAACGATAAACGTCCAGCATGAGAGCACCGCACGCCAGGCGGAGACCCTGGTGGACACGGGGACCTGGTATTAATGACAGTAACGAACCTTGACGCAGGCGACACGTACACGATCCAGACACAGGGATATGCAGGGACCAAGGGCCTCCCGCCCTGGATGGAATGGGACGCGGATAATCACAAGGCCGAAGGCACCGCAGAGCTCCCGAGCGGATATAGGCGTATCACACGCACGCAGGTCCAGCTACTGACCCAACAGATAACCACCGACGACCTCTCCGTCGACGTAGCACCCACGACCCTCCCGGTAAATTCCTCCTGCCCCTGGCGGTGCGCAATCTATGCACCCAACGGGGCGTATCTAATCGCCGACGGATTGAGGGGTGTCCCGACAATCGGCACCCCGAAGGTAAGGCTGACGAGATCGGCACCGAGCAGGGCGGTCGTACAATTCGCGCTCGGAGAAGGGAGCGACAATATTCTCGGGCAGTTCACGAAATGGAGCGACAGGACCGCCCGCCCCATTGAGAGGGGAATGGAGCTCACGGTCGAATACAGGGACGCCGAGAGCAACAGCCTGGTGCCATGCTTCCGCGGGCATATCTATCAGATTGAGAGCGGGGAGGCGGTCACGGTCACGGCCTACGATAGACTAATGGACCTGTACCAGACAACAGGGCAGTATCTCTCCCATGCAGGACAGGAACAGGGCGTGCAATCCACCGCACGCGACGACGGCGGGGATAATTGGGTTTATCAGATGGGTGTCCCCCTCGGAATAATCACAGGCATAGACGCGATAAACCGCATTAACATCAATGCCCTCTCCGCATTGGGAACGAACCGCGAGGACACCAGCGACATTATTATACACCCCCTGCCGAGCGCCGACGGGATCAGCCCGAGCGCAGGGGATGTTATCTCCCGCATCCAGGCCAAAATATCGGGGGAAATATACGGATACTCCAGAACAAGCTCCCAGACAGGCACCGCCATTTTAGTTATGGAAATCACGGTGCGGGTATATGTATTTGAGAAGCAGGGCGCTACATTCATCCAGAGAGCCACAGGGACGGGCACGGTGGCGGCAGGAGGCTCCGCCCCCCTGTCCACAACCACCCGCAGGGTCGGAGGAGAGAACAACGGGGTGGTCCGCGATATTAGTCTGAACACCCCCGTGACCATTGAGAACCCCGCCAATATTTACATAGGAATCAAGGCAACCTCCGCATTATACCAGGCGCAGAACATAACCACGGTCACTGTAGTCCATTGGGGCGCGGACAGGAGCACCAGCCACCAGACCGTCTCGGGCACATATTACAGGAGCTCGGACGGAGCCAGCTGGAGCGAGTACACCGAGAGCGCCAAGACCGAGCTCGGGGTCGTATTCACGCACCAGGGCGCCAGCATCGAGCCGAGCCTCGCCACTATATCCGGCACCACGGTGCAGATAGCCAAGGCGAGCATACCCGCAGGGCCCTCGGGGACCTACATAAGCACCGAGGAAGCAGGCGCGGGGATCCTTGCAGATTATTATATCGCAGACAAGGCGCCCCTGGCCGACATAGTCCGCGAGCTAATAGAAGCGGCGGGCCTTCTCCCCGAGATTGGCACCGCAGACCTTGGGATGGTAACATTTTATACGGTAATTACAACCGACTACCTCACAGCCATCCACGGGCTGATAGATACCCGCGGTTACGGAATCAAGGACAACCTCCAGGACGCGGGGAGGATCGCACTACTGCCGGAGCACACGACCGACGAAACCCCCGTGCTAAGTATCAGCACCGACCCCACCGCCGAAGGGGAGAAGATAATCATATCCCACCAACTAACTGCCCATTGGGCCAGCGAGAAGGCCACGGTCGCATATATCGCGGAGAACGCCTTGGCTTCGGGCCTGCCCCTGGCATTGGAGAGCGACGACGGCCTAATAGAAGGCTCGCTGATTGAGGCCCTCCAGGTGCCATTATCGAGCGTAACGGTAGATAACACCCTCGGAACCCACGACATGATAGCACACAGGGCGGGCGGGGCAATCAAGAAGCTACACACCAATGTCATAGAGGGAACGGTCACCCTGGCGGGATATAGGCCCGGGATATGGGACCTCGCGGGCGCAGGGATCGGAGGGCTCCCCATTGAGGTGGACGTCCCCGAATACCGGGCGCAGGGCGTAGCCATCCCCACCGAGGTCGAGCTCGGAGACGGTGTGACCAAAATCAAGCTCGACAACATCCGCACGCAGGACAGGAGCGGGGTCGCGCAGAGCATGGGCCTCGTAGAGGGAACGGTCGCCAACGACGCCACCCTCCTGCCTAAGACGGTGTATATATTCGGCAAGGCCGACGACGAGAAGGACAACCAGGTCTGGCCCGATTATACCTTTAAGGAGCTAATCTCGATTAGCCTATTCAGGTCCAATAATACGGGCATGATCCAGAATGACCCCAACTATCTCCGCACGGTAGTGGACGAGGCGGGATATTTGCACCTATTGGCGGTCTTCCCCGCGAGCGGAGGCACATGGACCAGCCCCGCACCCATTACCACCGCCGTGGCGCAGATTAACACCTCGCCCTCCCCGGGATCAACCAACCAGACCATAGTGGCCTGCCTTGACCCCCCTAAGTATGTATTGGATAATCAGAACATCCACGTCGACATACGCCTCCGCAACGCATAAAACCCTCAACGGCGGTCTATCCCATCATGAAGGCAGGACAGGCCGCCGTAATCCTTCTCGTATTGATTGGGGCAACGGCGACGGCGACAGTAGGAGCGAGCGAGAGCGACGCCGAGGGGACTGTGACGGTTTGGCTTTATCACGAATCGGGGGCCCTTTGGAAATCGGAGAACGTAATGGCGGGAACGACCCTCGCGGACATATTGGCGGGGGCGTATCCATCCGCCCAACATTGGCTCGATATTTGCACAGGCTACGAATGGCCGAAGGATCGTCCGATAGAATAGGACGCTACCCTCCGCGTATCGACCGCAGAGCCTCCGCAGGAGCCGACCCCGGCACCGCCCAACCATGACCTCCTATATCTCGGGATCGGAGCGGCGGTCATAATCGGGATAATGGCATTAATCGCCCGGAGGTACAATTAAACCCCTCCTTTTAAATCCGCAAATCTAAAACCACTTCATGAAGTGGCCCTCGCTATTCAACAAGCCCACCGTCTACGAAGCTCCCGCGAAGGGAGTAAAGGGGGCCACTATCCGCGTCTCCGACAAGAAACGCGCCACCGCCGACAAGTACACCGAGCTCCAGGAGCTCCGCCAGCACGAGGCATTTTTAGAAGTGTATGAGGCGACCATAGCCGGCGCCATCATCGACACCGAGACAGACGACCTGTTCGCACAGGGGTGGGCAATCAACGGCGAGAACCCCGACGAAGTCGCCAAGGTAAGGGAATATCTCGAGGCGGTGGCCTTCGAGCAGGCCGTGAAGCAAATGGCGACCGAGTCTAAAATATTCGGCTTCGGGATCGCGGAGGTCGGCCAGCAGGGCACCAGGCACGTCCTGGTCCCCCACGCCACCCTTAATATATTCCCCGCATACGACGAGGACGGCTGGCTCGACGGTTTCAGGCAGAAGGGAGCCAATGACACCGTACTCGCGGAATGGACCCCCTCCCAGGTAGTAACCCTGGCCCTCCGCCCGAGCGCCACCACGCCCGGCATAGGCAGGAGCCAGCTCGCCCAGGCATACTCCGCCATCGTAAATTATGAGGACATCCGCAAGGCAAACGTAGAGATGGTCCTGCGCATGGGATACCCGACGTATGACATAGAGTTCGACGACGACGGCCTCTCCCCCGCGGGCGCATTATCGGGCGAGGTCGCGGACCTGGGGCCCGGCTCCGTAATCAGCACGGGCCTCGGTGCCAAGATCAACACCCTGAACGCCCAGGGAGTAACCCAGGTCCAGGCATACGCGGAAATGGCCCTCCAGGGCGTAGCCGTAGCCATGCAGGTGCCCCGCAGTATGGTCGGCCTGGCAGACAACAGCGAGGCCACCGCCAAGGTCACCCAGGCGAAGTATTATAACAGAATCTCCGCCGAGCAGGCGATTATAGCCCACACGATCCAGGCCCAATACATCGAGAAGTATGTCCTCCCCGACCTCGGCATTAAGCGCGGTGCCATTCAAATCTTCTTCAACAACCCCGACCCCGAGGCACAGCTGAAGAAGGCACAGCTCCTCCAGATAATCACGAGCCTGGACCCCACCGACCCCGAATATTTACTCTCGGTAGAGGAGCAGGCCGAATTATGGGGCAAGCACCCCAAGGCGGGAGAATACGACGAGGACAAAATGCAGGACATGCTCATGCAGAGGGTCGCCCGCCATATCGCCGAGATACAGGGCACAGCGCCCGCACAGGATAACCAGGAGGCGCCCCAATGAGCAGGAGTCCCGTGAACCGCAGGGACCCCTCGGGGACCCGCAGAATTGAGCGCCGGACCATCGAGAGGATGGACGCGGTCATAGACACATACGCGGAGATCATGGCGAGGACCGCCTCGGGCGTAGAAGAAGGCGTGAGCGTAAAGATAGACACCGACCGCGCAGGGAAGCTCCAGCGCTTCCATGATGCCATGATAGAGGACCTGACCATAATCGCCCGGGAATGGACCGCGGACACCATCGACGCCGCCGTCAAGAACACGGACAAAATCTTCAACAACCTCCACGCGGGAATACAGCTCGGAAACGTACCGATACCCCAGGAGGAGGCAACCATCCTGGGAATAGGCCTCGAGACCAATGTCGTCACCGTAGCCGACGAGCTCCTAAAAGACGTCGCCCGCGTAGCATCCGAGGGATACCTGCAGGGGCTCGGGGCGGACCAAATCGCCCGCAACATCGAGAAGGAGGGCCTCACCGTAAAATGGAACGCCAAGAGGATGGTCCGCACCGAAACCATGAGGATATGTGACGTAATCGCAAAAAATAGGTATGAGGCGGCCGGGTGCGACGGCTATCTCTCGTATCCCACCGACGACGACCGCCTCTGCACCACCTGCCTCGGATATGCAACGGGCGGGAGCGGAACGACGCTGAAGGTGTACGGATTAAACGAGCCAATGGCCCTGCCATGGCATCCTAACTGTAGATGTTGCAGACTCCCGCACTTCCCCGACATGGAGGCAATCACAATATGACGAAGCATAAGGGCTATTACAACAGCGCGGGGACCATGTCCTCGTATGAGGCCACCGAGGACGGGGGCCTGATGATCCACGGCGTGGTAATCATGGCCGCGGGCACCTGGACCGACATGCACGGGATTAAAACCACATTCAGCCCCGAAGTACTCCAGGCATGCGCGACCCAATGGGCGGACAATGCCGTCTGGACCAGGCACGCGGGAGGGACCCCGCGGAGCGTCACCGAGAAGGTCGGCGCCGTATTGAATCCCACTTACTCTCCCACCGAATACGCCGTCATAGCCGACGTATTTTTACACAACCAGACCGACGCCAGCAGGGCCTGCGCGTCCCTGGTGCAAATGGCCCGCGAGGCCGGAGGCATCAAGGACGTCAGCGCGGAGACCATCGTGGACATAGACAGGGATGGGATCGTCCAGGACGTAACCTTCACGGGGCTCGCATTGGTAGAGGACGGGGCGTGCGAGACATGCAGGCTCCCGGCATATTCGGCACAGGAGGACAACGACATGGCTGAAGAAGAACCCAAGCAGGAGACCACCGAGGTCGAGACCAAGACCGAGGAGACCGAGACCAAAACCGAGGCCCCCAAGGACAACACCGACCTCCTGGACATGCTGGCAGGCTTCGTCGCCGGGATCATCCCCGACACTAAGGAGATTATCGAAGGCATCCGCGAGGCAGAGGGAGAGGACAGGGTCCGCGCCCTCGGACGCCTTGAGGGATGCATGCAGGCGTGGGGCTATCCCACCGTGGCCGAGGAGTACTCCAAGGCCATGGCCGACGCCCTCGCACAGTTCGAGAAATCCATCGACGAGAAGCTCGCCAACATCCAGAACCAGGTCGCACAGTACAGTAAACCCGCAGGGCTGAAAGGCAAGGCGGGCGCAGATAAGGACCAGAGCACCGAGCGCCAGACTCTGACCCTGTACGGGAGCGGTAGGACCGCTCTCTATTGAGGCGCAATTACAGGAGAGAAAAACATGGCCGCAATTACAGCCTTCCCCGACATCCCCAACACCGTCGAAGGTGCTTACGGATACGACGCCTCCTTCGAGGCATCCGCAGACATCCTCGCGGGACAGGCGGTGCAGATCGCCTCCACCGGCAAGATCGCACCCGCCACTGCCAGCACCCAGAAAGTAATAGGCGTCGCCCTTTACGACATCCCCTCCGGCACCATTGGAGCCGTTAGGGTCCTCGGAGCGACCACCTGCGCCAACGCCGACGGCGCGACCGCAATCACTGCAGGAGCCGCCGTCACCGCAGGAGCCCTCGGAGGAGTAGTCGCCGCATCCACCGGCGCTATCCTCGGAATTGCCCTGGAGCCCATCGCAGGCGGAGCAATCGGCAAGGTCCTGGTCTGCCCCGGAATGAACACCACCGCATAAGGCGATTAAAATGGAAACAGGAAAATACGTAAGCAAAACCTGCGACTTCGCAGGAAACGCCATCCCCGTCGGAATGTATGACAGGGCAACCCCCAGTCAGCTCCTCAAGACCATCATGGCCGTGGACAACGGAAACCTCGAGTTT